TCCACATCGATATTAACACGAACATGCATTTTAGGTTTTAAAATAGTTTCGGCATGATTTAGCAAGTGACTTAAATTCCACAAGCGATACTTAGGTTGTTCAGGCCAAGCATGAAACGTATGCTCTTTGCCCCACTCCAAAACCATGACCCCACGCTCATCGTCGTTTACGTCGCTGTAGTTGTGTGGAAAGCAGTTTCCAATATACGTAATGTTCCTGCCGGTTTGTCGTTTGTGAAAGTGTCCGCTGTAAACAGTCCCAATATTAGCAAAGTGATCTTGCTGAATCTCTCCATGATCTGGCATCTGTACCATAGCGTTCATATAAAAGTGAGGTAACTCAAAGTGCCCAAAACAATATTCGGCTTTAATCTTTTCGATACGTTTGTGTTCATCCTTTACTAACCAAGGCACAATAGCAACATCGCCTTCTGTGTAGAAGTCGTTCATAATATGAATGTTGGGTATATGCTTTGCCCACTCAGCAGACTGGATATCACGTTTGTCACGATAGTATAGATCGTGATTTCCAGGAATGAAGTATACCTCAAAAGCTTTAGAAAGTAACTCAAGTGCTTGCAAACTGTAGTCGAGCGTAACTAGATTAATACTTGCACGATTATTATGCCAATCGCCTAAAAAGAAACAAGTATCACAACCTTGCTCCTTTCCAGTTTTGATTGCCCACTTCACAAAATCCAAACAATCTTGGTTGTGAATCTGACTGTTACTTTTTAATCCAAGGTGCAGATCTGTAAAAACTACAGCTTTCTTAAACAGATTACTCATTTATTTCCCACGCTCTATAACCATTGTGCGCTATTCCTTGTTTAGTTTTTTCTATTAGAGTTTTTGCCCACTGCTTAGTTTGCCTTTGCATCTCACTCTTGCTTTTATATGTTACTTTGTTTCCATCGGGAAACTCAACCGTAATGGACCTCGATCTTACCAAAGCACCTTTTAATCCTGCTTCTCTGGCCTGCTGATCTCTAATTTCTTTATTTTGATTCCGAGTTATACGCATCTTTTCTCGTTTTTGTTCAACTGCTCCTGGAAAAGCTTTGTAAAATTCTTTGAGGGTATTTGATTTTTTATCATATACTTCTTTGGTATGAAGATGTTTAGTTTTTATTTTTCTGTCCTCGGTAGAAGTGTTGGCCCATTTTTTTTGATTCCATTCTCGCCAATGTTCGCGTAATGCATTTTTTATGTGTGTAATTTCAATTTCACTTAACTCCGATAAATCAGTTTTACCTAAACCGTCACCGCCTAAACTTGAGTTTAATCCATTTCTATATGTGTCGTTTTGCTGAATATATCGAATCTCAGCTAAGGCCAACTTCCCTATCGAAACGAACCCATTTTCAACTACTTCATATAAACAATTATTGATTCCATATTGTTTTATGGCCTTGTGTATTTTATATTTTGGATTAGTGTCCGATGCTTTTTTGCAGTGAGCCTTCCAGCGAGCTTTTTTATATTCGGGCTTTGTATCAAGCCCAAAATAAGATTGTCCTGTGGGAAGGACAGTAATTTTATAGATAAACATAATTTAAGTCCTAAGTGTATATAGTTATTTATCCACTTACGACTTATATTACATTCTTGCTATGCAAGAAAGCAATACTATTCCTCGTAATGATCACCAGAATGTTCGCCCGAACCGCCGCCATTCATTTGTCTTGAATAACTTGGGGCTAAATTATTCATCTCGAGTATGTCATCTCGAATATTTTGATTACGCTTTTCGATATTTAAAACACGAGTGAATGAATTGGTAATTGCGGCAGTGTAATATGCAAATGGATTTTGAGACTTGGCCTCATCAAACTGTAACCCAATTTGACTTAACTGTAGTAATGCTTGCGATCGCATTTCATCATTATAAGTGTAGCCACGCCAGTTTGAACGAGTAGCATACCGCTCACAAAGCTTCATATACATAAGTGCGAGCTTGTTAGTAATTTTCCCATGATCTTTACTAAACACGCCGGTATCAACAGCACCTAGCCAGTGTGACTTACCTATAATTTCTAATTCGCCTTGATCGTTGTACTTATAATGAATAAATGGAGGGAAATTAACTTTGACATACTTAATTGGTCCGGGCGGCGCAATCGTTGGAACCTCATCATCATATTCGGTTGTGATTATATCCTCCTCTTCAAGCGCCACTACCTTAGCCTTCTTACCTTTTGGAGTCTTTGGCGCAACAGGTGCCGCTATCGGAATATGGTCCCATGTCATCACTCGGAATATAATATCTTGATTAGTTAATGATTCCGGATCTACAGCAACTAATTCGGCCTTAGCCTTCTTACCATCAACACTTTGGGCATCCTGCGCTAATTTGGTTAAACGATCCGCCCTTGCCACTTTGGCTATCGGGGATTCGGTTACCCGTTTTTTAGTCCCGTCTGGAAGCTCCTTGGTGTACTTATTGGGTAGCAGTAATTTTGGTATATCTGCTAACGAATACACGATTATATCATAATCAGAGTACTCCGGTGCTGTAAAACTGCAATACGCACTCTTGCTCTTGTGGATCTCTTTTAGGATATCCTTATTGTTTAAGTAATTAATTCGCCGCGCCATGGTGGTTCCTTTATAATGTAAGCATATAATAACATAGATAAATACTATAAAGCAAGAGGTTATGAAAATAAAATGGTAGATTTAGCTCCTACAAGTTTTAATACGCCGGATTCAGGTTACACAGTAACTAACTCTCCGTTAGCCCCGATGGGGTTTGGCGGAGCATCAGCAAAACCCATACCTGCAAGCGATTCGGGTGTCCTAGCTACTATTAACTCCTGGGGCAATCAAGCATCTTCAACTATTTCGGGTCAAGTAGATAAAATATCAAGTTTAACTGACATGTCTAGTATTAGAAAAAATGCCGCCGGCTTGTTAGGAGGTCCATCAAAAGCCAGGGTTAATAAAACAGTACCGGTATGGTATCAATCCGGCAATTTACAAACAATAGGGGCACAGGGTAATGATTGGAGATTACGAGTATCGGTAGCCAATAAAGCAAGTATACTGTATAAAACTAAAGATGCGCAACTACTTGCACCACTATCAGAAACTGACGGGGTAATATTTCCAATAACACCAAATATTAATGTGACACACACTGCTCGGTACGGATCAACTCCATTAACACATAGTAATTATAACACTTACTTTTATGAAGGTAGTGAAGTAGCTGAAATAGCAATTAACGGTGAGTTTCCTATACAAACAAATGTTGAGGGGCAATATCTACTTGCAGCGATTTATTTCTTTCGTGCAGCAACTAAAATGTTTTGGGGCGAAGAGGAGTTAGCAGGGACACCACCACCTATGTTATACTTAGACGGTTACGGTAGTCATTACTTTCCACATGTGCCGTGCGTACTTAAAGGATTTACACACACACTGCAACCAGATGTGGATTATATTGAAGTTACAGGTCGCGGGCAATCATTAACAACTCGATTACCAACATTAAGTCAAATACAAATTACATTACAACCTATTTACAGCCGTAGTACAATTACTCAATTTTCTGTGTCTGATTTTGCCAGAGGCAAATTGATAAACAAGGGATTCTTATAATGTCAGCTACCTATTCGGCAACTAGCCCGTATTACCAAACTGGCATGTACGGACAGTTTTTAGATTTAATGGTTAATAGACCAATAACGAAATTAGCAAGCGATAAAGCATATACAATAGATAGAATTTATCATCTACGACCTGATTTGTTAGCGTTTGACTTGTACCAAGACCCAGCCTTATGGTGGGTGTTTGCTGCTCGCAATCCAAATGCGTTAGTAAATCCATTATTTGACTTTGTGGCCGGTAATACAATATACCTACCCGCTAAGGCTACTTTAGTTTCAGATTTAGGAATCTAAGATGTCAACGGCCCTAGATGCAGCTCTTAAAGCTCAAGCCGATGCAACAGCGGCGTATGATTCTGCACATGCTGATGTTCTTGCAGCAAGAAGAGTATCAGACGCTGCTCGAACAGAGTTAGCAAAGGTTCCTCACGGCGATCCAGGGTATCTGGCAGCAGCAGAAAAAGTGCAAACTACAGTAGCACTGACGAATGAGGCAGTATTAAAATCACAAGCTGCATCGAATCTAGTTGATTCTACAACTACGCAAGTAGAACAAATAAAAAAACAAGAAATAACCGATGCGACAGCGGCGGCAAATGCAGCTCAAAACGCACCACAACCAGCAAATGCAACTTCTTCTTTATCAGCTACTCAATCAAAAAAATTAACTCCTGCAGAACAGAAAGTAAAATACGGAACAATAGTACAAAGTTCTGTACCTATAAAAACTAACACCAATGATAAAGAAGCTGTTCAA